TTTTATTTTTATGTGCGTACTTAGGTGTTATCATACCTGAGTTACCTACCTTTGATATGGGATCGCTTATGACTGTGCTTATGGGCATGCTCGGATTGGGGGGACTTAGAACTTTTGAAAAACATAAGGGATTAACTAAATGACAATGCTATCAACAAACTTTACACAAGAAGAAATGACTAAGAGTCAGACAGCAGAACGTATGGGTATAGTTAATATGCCTGACATTAATCAAATTGTTTGCATGAAGAAGCTATTGATTAATGTGCTTGAGCCTATAAGAGAACACTATGCTAAACCAATAGTGCCATCATCAGGATTTAGATGTCCTGAGTTATGTGAAGCTATTGGAAGTAAGGCAACCAGTCAACATTGTAAGGGAGAGGCAGTGGATTTTGATGTGATGGGTGTGCCTAACCTTGAGGTGGCTGAGTGGATCATGACTAACATAGAGTTTGATCAGTTGATACTTGAGTGTTGGACTGGTGGTAATAGTGGATGGATACACGTTAGCTACACGGATCATCCGAATCGTAAAGAAGTTATGACGTATGATAAGTTCAATGGTTACAAAATGGGGTTGCCTAATTGGTAATTAAAGTGAGAGGCTCGGGGGTGAACCTCTCACTTGGCAACCAAAGGAGAACTAATCCGTAGGAAGGTTGCTTTATTTTAGAAAGGTATCTCATCATCGGATAGATCGTCAACCTTTGTTTCTGTTGTAGTTACAACGTCATTGGTGACTGACACTACAGCGTCCTCTTTACCTTTGGGGGTAGAGGCCTCGAGTGTCATATAGTTTAGACCATTGTCGTTAGTGCGTTTCCAAGAAGCCAATCTTTTTTCTACGCTATTGGTGCATGTCATCACACCCGTGTAGTCAGGACGTAGTTCGTTATCTCCTTTGTCGTTAGGAAATAAAGCACCTATCTTTTCGTATACATCTATACGTTTGCTTCCATCTTTAGACACAGCAGTATGATAAGCTAAGTTTTTTATTGTGCCATCAACATCAAACTTGCCTTGTAGTATTAGCTTCTGATCTTCAAAGGGTTTAAATCCTACACCAGTGTTGGTGTTATCGTATTGCTTTTGATCTTCCATTACCATTCTCCTTTTCCTTGATTTGGTTTCTTGTTTGCTTGATCGCTTATGTATTTATTGCCATCCATTTTACCCATGAATACATCAGCATTAAATCCAAGGTGCGATATAGCCTTGGTTAAGCCGTCAGTGATAGCCATCTTAGGTGCGTCCTCATTAGTTCTACCTTTAGCAGAGTTAAAGAATGTACGACACCCAGTAAAAGGGCCAAAGACATTTTCTTTTTGATTCGTCCATACTGTTATGTGTGCAACGCATGCCGTGTCACCATTAGAAAAGTTAATAAACTCCATGTGATTTGTCCAACCCCATCCCTTGCCAACGTGACCAAACTCTTTAGTCATGGCTTTGATTTGATAGTGTGCATCAATAGCAGTAAACTTTCTTGCACCGAATGTTACTGGCTTGAGTGAGTCGGGATCAGATTTAGATACTCTATCCCAAATTATTAAATTGTTTGCAGTCATATTAGTTCTCCTTGTTAAGTAGTGTGAATCTTAATGATCCACGTTTGTCTCTCTTGATTGAGAGTAGGTCGGTGTATACTTCACGTTCATTGTCACCAACTAATTCTTTAAGTGTAGCCTTGGCAGAATCATATAGCTTAGATGATACCTCATGTTTAATTAAGTCAGCCGTTGCAGATACAAAGTGGTTGTCTGTACTAGCGTCACGTCTTACCATGTCATCTACTGAAACTTTATCAATTGATTCTGATATATTATTTTCAGTACGAGGAGCTCGGTCTTCAGTAACACACTTCCAAAATTCTACTATGTGAAATGCCATCTTACTTCTGTAGTCTAAGTCTTCAGCTACATATTTACATTCCCATCTACGATTGCCAAAGATAACAGACAAGTAACATCCTCTAGCTTTAGCTATCCATATATAAAATTGTATTTGTGGCATGTACTGACGTAAGCATTGCTCAAAAGTATTGTACTCGTATGTGTGTTTACATTCTACTACGTCAATGTACTGACCACTAGCATCCATGTCATAAACAATACCATCTAACAATCCTTTCAATGGTACACCCATGTAATCCATAGTGCGTGCTGAGCCACCTAATTCAGCAGAGCCACCATCGTGAACAACACTACATTCATATTGTTTTTCAAACCACTTGATATTAAATGATTCAGTATACGAGCCTAGTTGCACAGCTAGTATGTCAGAAAGATCAGATGATTCTATGTATCCTAACTTCTCATTCCATAGTCTAAGCCAGTCTCCGTTCATGATGGTGTTACAATCAGACCCACCGATAAATCCTTTACGTTCCATATTAGTTCTCCTTGTTGGTGATAGGGCAACGAGAAGGTTACACCACTAATGTAGTTATGCTAACTACAACAGTCCTGAACGAGCCGTTACTCTATCGGTTAATTATTACTGCAAGTTTGCAGTCATGTCAACTCGTAACTTTATTAAGTCACGCATTAGATACTCACGTCTTTGTAGTCGTGATGATATGTGAGTATAGAACTCAGCAAACGAAGGCCAAAACTTTTGGGTTCGCTCCACCTGAGTGATGGCATACGATACAATGTCAGCAGGAAATTCTTCTAAGCTTCTAGCTAATGATTGCATGCGTATGTCCATGTCGTTCTCGCCCTCACCTGATGGCTTAATGACTAGTGTTGCCATGATCGCCAGTCTTTTTCTTAACATAGGGTAGGGCATTGTTACTTGCGACTGAGCTACAATAGTAATACACTTATCAACATCTTCTATTGTGTCTGCTCTGATCTCGTAGCCTCTAAGCATAGAGATATAGCCACCATCTTTAGGAAAGCGTGACGTTTCATTCGCTTTCACTACGTATTTTGTTATAGATTCCATCGAAGATATTAGACTTTTGTCTACCTGCGTAGGATTTCCCACCTCCAGTAGACGAGTCAACGCTCTTTCTTTTTGCGTCCCATTTAATTCTGTTGGAGCACCAGTACCTATACCCTCTGTCAACGTCTTTGAATTTTGTACCTTTGGCAAGATGGAAGTCAATGAACTGATTCGTTTCATGCTCATGGTCTAGTTCTCCTTGTAAATTTATTGTATTAATTAATGTATCGTTAGGCTTGTACCCTACTATATTATTAATAGGTTTAATTGATAGGTTAGGGTTACTCTCTGCAACTGGACTGTTGCTGTGTGCAACTGTATCAGGGAATATAGTATAGATAGTAGATCGTTTGCTACTGCCACGATTGCGACTGATAAAATTTATATCTTCTAATAGGTTAAGCTTTCTAGTTACAGTAACACGACTCATTTGTGTACGCTGTGCTAACCTATCTAATGATGGAAAACATTTATGTGTCTCCTCATTGGCATGGTCTGCAAGCACAACGAGTAACCACTTAGCTAGTGGATCAGTTAGCTCAACAGCTACAGCCTTGGCCATTAATATAAATGACATGTTAGTTCTCCTTAATTTGTACTGCCCCTAAAGATATTTACATACGCAGTAGAGCTTTAGTTAATAGGATATGCCATCTGCATTACAGCGAGTTCTTTACTTTGAACACAACGTAGCAGGTATGTTTGGCCGACCTAATAGGCAGTGGTTAATCTCTTAGTAATGGTGCTATCTTTTCTTCAAAGACATCTCCATCTATAATAACAATTGTTTGTGGCTTACCTCCAGTCCTACGTTTATACATAGCTATGTCTCTATTCTCTAGTACTTTGAATGGACTAGGGAAACTAGACTTGTCTCTGTATTTTATTTCAACTACCAGTCGGAGTCCTCTGAATTCCCAGACGATGTCCCCACTATATTCTCCTCCCAACGATCCGCTGAGTGGTTGCCTTTTCGCTTTGAAACCCATGGCTTGTAGCCACGTGACGAACCAACGCTCGTGGTAATTTCCTTTGATGCGACTTTTACTTGCCATGTATCCTCCTGATAACAGTCTAAACAAATTGTGTGGTACATAGCAGGCTTCATTGATGCAAGGATACAGACAAACCATTTGCTTACAGTGTGACACGCATCACACATAGCAGGTTGACCCGAGCTATCGTTCAATCTTTTTCTTACTGACTTTGATCGTAAGGCCAAGTGCGTCTAGCCAACAACTAAAGAGAAAGCCTGATGGTACACGTTTGTATTGCTCCCACTTATGTACTAATGAAACAGCACACCCTATCTGCATAGCGAGTGCTTCTTGTGAAACCTTTTGCTTGTGTCTTTCAATGACAAGTGTACCTATGATATCTTGATAGCATGGTGGCACATTAGTTTTCTTTTTGAAGTGCTGAAAGTTTGTCAATAGATTCCAATACCTTTAATGCAGTCTTATATCTCAGTTCCTTTCCAAGCTTGGATCGGTAGTAGGTTGATGTCGGCACACCTGCATCTAAGAATGCCGACTTCAAATTAATTTCACGCCACTCAGCATGAGACT